ATTACAAATCTACAAAATACTTCCTACAATACCAACAATAAATAACCAAATTAAGGTTATCGCTGGAGTGGCATACTTCCAAAAGCGAAGAGTGTTCCGCTTGTCCCACCGTTTAACTTGGTATCGTTTCATATTTTACTCACAAATTTCTTACTCACAATCTTCTTACTCGGTTACCGTTACGCTCTCCTCTACCAGCTTGTCGATAGCATCCTGACAACCTTCGATTAGGTTAACTATGGACGTGTCGGTGCTTCCGTTTGAATAGGTATCGTTTAGAAACTTGTCCACCTCTTTAGCGAAGGCATTACCCTTGTTCTTTAACTGGTGTTTAAATGCGCTAGTGCCTCCGAAGTCATCTAGTGCCTCAACAAACGACTGCGCAAATACCATACACTTCAACGCTTTAAGGTGCTGCTCGTTCATCTTCTTGAATTTGATTGTACTTAAAATTTATCTTGGCTATCATCGGGTCGTTAAACTCCAGCATTCCCTTGACTACTTTAACTGAATAAAGAATCGTTGCGTGGTTTCTCTTGAAAACGTCCGCAATCATCTTGAGCGTGTAGCCGTGAGAATAAAGTTCTGTGTAGACCTTCCAAATAGCAAACTGACGGGCGCAAACCAGTTGTCTTTCTCGGCTCTTGGAACTAATTAGGTCATAACTGTAACCAGTTGCTATAACGACTCTCCTTAATATCTCTTGAGTTTCTCGGTGAACGTCAACGAATTTAATGTCTCCGTTTATCAAATCAATCAAATGCTGGGTTTTGTAATTGAAGTAACCACCAGCCAACGTAAGAATCTCGTTCAACTCTTGTTTGATTTCGGGCGTTATCCGAACCGTTAAGCTAGTTTCCATACGTGGATATTTTTACCGAAGTCGCCCTCAATTAATGTTTCTGTTTTCTTTATCAAGCCTTTGTTCTTTAGGTTGCTGAATGACCTTCTAACGGACGTTATAGGCGTGTTGTGCCACTTGCTTTCGCTTAGTGTCTCCATTATCTTAAAATGCCGCAGAACTCGCTCAGGCGTTGCACCTAAGTTGTCGTAGTTCTTAAAGTACTCAAGCACCAGTTCGTCTTGAGTCTTGGCTTTCTTTCGGGACTCTTTAAGAGTCGTTCCTTTTTCTTGGTTCGTGTTGTAAAACATTAGTATTTGTTTATGTAGTTTATAATTACTTCTTGAGTTCTCACGCTGACTCGTTCGCCTTTAAAGTAGGCGTAAACGGTCTGAGTTGATAGCCTTGTGTCTTTCGCTATTCGGTAAGCGGTTATCTTCTTGGCGTTTGCCTCAGAAGTTACCTCTTCAATCTTGGGTATTTTAATCATTTTCTTCAGGTAAAAGGGTTACTACTTCGGTTTCTTTATCTTTCCACATCTCAACTATTGGCTCGTTCATTGAGTAGTCAATGTAAAATGTAGTGTCTTTAATCGTTATGTAAACGACTCCAGCTTCGGTGTTTGGGTTAATTATCATTTCTTTAATCTTGAATAAGTTTACTTTCTAAAATAAATTCCAACGCTTCGTAAGTTTTCACCCAGCCTAAACTAATCCCGTTGTCAGATGCTTTAAAGCTATCCGAGCAGTCGTCATCTTCGTAGATGTCAATGGAGATATTTCCTAGTTTATAACCGACTACGTTATTGCCTTCAAAGCCAAGTCGTCTAAAGTCTTTATGCGTTAATGCTTTCATTTTTAAATCTTTCAACAAATATATATATATCTTTTGAATATTCACTATATAAAAATAAATTTTTTTACTCTAGTTCCTTAACCTTCTGACGGTAGTAAGCAAGTTTCTCTTCAAGTTCCCACGTTGCAAACTTCACGGTAGTTAAACTAAGCTGGTGCATTTCGTCTGCCAGTCCTTCACGCTCACGGTCAAGGTTTAAGCCGAAGTCGTATTGTCTGCCTTGTTGCATTACGTTACAACCGTAGCATTGTGGTCGGCAGTTGTCTTCGTGCCACCTTGTAGCGTATCTTGCTCGGCTCATAAAATGACCGTTCTGAATCTTCTTTACTTCGTAACTTCTTCCGCAAGTGTAGCACTCAACAAAGCCGTCAAGGTTAACCGCCCTCAACCGAATGAATCGACTGAAGGCGGCATCTAACTCTTTGACAATTTTACTTCTGCTCTTCTTCAAAATGGAAGGTTGTCAGTTACTTCAACGGTAGCCGCTTCAGCTTGTGGTTTAGGCTTGAAGGTATCAACGGAAGCGTAAAGTTTGTTCTGCTTACTTTCCTTTATCTGAGTCCGTAACTCAAGACCTTCTTTGCCTTCAGTAAGGTACTGGTCGTTTTCCTTCAACCAAGCAATTAGCTTAGTCGGGTTAATCACAAGACTCGCTTTAACGAAGTCGGGTGCTTTCTCGTTAGGTGTAAAGACGTTTACTCCGTCAATAAATACTACTTTGTTTTCCATTTTATTTTACGCTTAATTTGATTTCTTCGAGTAACTTAACGGCATTCTCGATGTCTCCGTTTGTTAAATATTCTAAAGCCATATCGACACTTGGGTAAATCTTTGTAGGTGCTCCGTTTCTACTGAGTTCCTTCATTACTGATTGGTACATAAACGTAGTTGGTGCTTCGCCAATAGACTTAGCGTAATCCTTTACGGCTTGGTGTTCAGCTTCAGAATAACGAGCTGAAACTACTTTCATACGACTATCACGGTTTGCTTTTCGTGGCATTTTATTTTGGGTTTATTAAGTTACTAAGATAATCATTTGCAAATTCTAAGCGTTCTCTGAGTTGCTCTTGCATTTCAAGGTCTTGCTCTACTCTTATTTCAATAAGTTTAAAGCGTTCGTCTTTGATACGTGGGTCAAAGCTAACGAACCGACAAGCTAACGCACCAGTTGCCAGCATTTGCCCTTGCATCTGCCACATATACTTAGGGTCGATGTAACCCTCGAAGGCAGTCTTGAGGTGGTTGCTGGTATTATACGGGCACTTGATTTCGATAAGTTCCCCGTTGACCATTCCGTCAGGAGAAGCACCTGAGTATTCGTTGATAGGAACGAAGGGCATCTCATCAATAGTTAACCCAGTAGTCTGCTCAAAGTAAGCCTTGCAGATTGGTTCGTTTTCAGTCCCCCAATCCAAAGCCGCTCCGAAGATTTCCTTTCGTTCTTCAGTTAAGAGTTCTGCTGCCTTCTCGTAAATGTAGCTTACTGCGGTTGCCCCTAGCACTTCGTCTTTCTTTCGGTCGTTGGTCATAAGTTCCCCAAATCGGGAAGCGGTAAACTTCCCTAACCTTTGTGCGTGCCATTCCTCAGTCCTTTGCTGAGTGTCGCTAATTGCTTCAAAAATATTCTCCATCTTATCGTTCTTTTGGTAGTTCGGGTAAAGGCATCCAATGCGTTACATAGTAAGGTATGTAATTTGTCAACCCATTTCGTGGATTATCGTCACCTTGAGCGCAAACAACTTCTGAACTGGTGTGAAAGCATTCAGTTATATCGTCATAACACCCTTGTATTGGAACGTCAAACCCATCAACACAAAGTAGTACCTCTTCGAAAGGAACTGGTGCTTTACCTCCTTTTATTTTTACCCACTCCATCTTACTTGCGTTTAAAGTCATCAGATTCATCTTCTCCGAAAACTCCGACTTCGTAAAGTCCTGAGAGTTTTAAAACCACTCTTGATAAGGCTCGTTTCTCAGCCATAGCAACCGGGTACTTTTGTCTTGTGTTATCGGGTGCGGACTCCCCAAATGTTTCCATTTGAACGGGTAAGCCGTTACCGTTAGACATCTCGCCAGTTGCTTTTATTACAACGTGTTTAAGGTCTTCCGATAAGCTGACCACATCGTAGCTAACTCGGATGCACTTATGCGCTTGGATGCGCTCAATGCCTTGTCGGGTTATAATTACAAAGCCCTGAGGACTCTTGAAGAAGTGGTCTTTCGTTAGACCGTTTTCTTTTGCGAGACTTGTAAGTCTCTCTTTCTGCGTTTCGTTCATCGTTCTGTTTTTGATGATTAATTAATAATTGAATTTACGAATTTAAAGTTTGAATGTCAACCGCATTTTGCTGGTCGTCATATATGCGAATAAAAGTATAAAGCCCCGACTTGATAGGCTCTGCTCTTGAGTATCTTACCATCTGCCAAAATGCAAAAGGCTCTACTCGGATTGTTACACTCTCGGAAGATTGCAAATAGTCTAAGGCTCGGTTAGCGGTTCTCCTTACGAATGCTGGTATCTGCATATCTGAAAGTCGCTCTTGGAATGTTAAGTGGTTCATCGTTCTGTTATTAAATGTTTGACAAATATATAAATAACCTTTTGAATAATCACCATACAAAGCAAAGTTTTTTCAAATTATTTTTATTCTGAACTTAATTCTGTCGAGAATAGGCGTTTAAAATAGCCTCTTGGTTTAACTCAATCTCACGGTTTCGCTCCTCCGCGCTTACTGCCGCATCAAAGATAACGTCTTGAGTCTCCTCTAACTGGCTGACTTTATAACCTATATAAAGAAGCATCCCAACAACCAACAAAAGGAGACAAACGGAAACGGTTAGTAAGAAGATAATCATAGTTCCATCAATTCATTTATTACAGTCTTGCCACCTATCACAACGGCACAACCAATCGCGGGTTTCTTTCCACGTTTGGCGTAAGCGAAAGCGTATTTATCGAAGTCAATTCCACATCCGACCTGAGTACCAAACACTTTAAAGTTCTGTCCAACATACCACTCGGAATAGCATTGAGTGTGAAGGTGTCCTTGCACCGTTGATTGCATATCTGCGCGGCACTTAGTCCGAGCAGTTCCAGCTTCACCGTGAACATACTGAACACCATCGTAAGCAACTCGGTCAACAAATCGCCAAGTCGGAGCGTTCAAGACTTCGTTAAATGATTTAATCCAAGCCTTCGGAATGCCGCCTGAGAAAGCCTTTCTTGAGATTATACGGTCGTGGTTTCCAATAGTTACGTCTGCAACTGGAAACGCCTCCACCCATCTTTGAAGTCTTTGTATTGCAAGTTCAAGTTCTTGCCCTCCGCCCATTCCGTCCGGGTCTGTCTCGTGGAAACTTGAATAATGAGAATCAATACAGTCTCCAATGAAGACAACTTGGTTGCAATTGTGCTTTCGGTATGTGTCCTTGCAGAAGTCAAGGTAACCATCTAAACAAAATGGTTCGTGCAAATCTCCTATAACTAAGATTCTACGCTCCTTCCGGGTA